GGCAACGGATACCGAACTGAATAAGCTAACACATTTCACTATCTGTGGTTATGACGGAAGCAATGCAAGGAGCAAAGATATTTGGGATAGGATGGTACACAATTACACGGCAGGTTTAAAAGTTAGTTGCCATGTAAAATCTGCATTACCAGTATCACAATACATGAACTTTTATTCCGAAGCGGATGCAGCTTTAGTGCCTTTGGTAGGGTCTGACTTTAATAGCATGAAGAGCAACCTAAAAGTATTAGAAGCAGCTTGTAAAAAGATTCCGGTAATTGCTTCGGATGTTTCACCCTATGCTGAATGTCCACACGTTTTAAAAGTATCAAAGCAGGGGGATTGGTATAAACATATCAAAACATTGGCTAAATCAGAATCATTAAGAAAAACAATCGGAACAGCTAATTATGAATGGGCGGTAGAGAATCACAACCTGCACAAGTGGAATGAGGTGAGGGAGCAACTTTTTAAAAGTTTGATATGAACACACAGAAAGTAAAAATCAGCGAGGTAAAAGCAAATCCGAACAACCCAAGACTGATAAAAGATGACAAGTTTAAAAAGCTGGTAAAGTCCATTCAGGAGTTTCCGGAGATGTTAAGCCTGCGACCTATTGTAGTTAACGCTGACATGATAGTGCTGGGTGGAAATATGAGGCTAAAGGCTTGCAAGGAAGCAGGATTGAAAGAGGTGGATATTATCAAAGCGGATGACCTAACCGAAGAACAACAGAAGCAGTTCATCATAAAAGATAACGTGGGATTTGGGGAGTGGGACTGGGAAGACCTTGCTAATAATTGGGATAGTGAACAGCTAACAAATTGGGGTTTAGATATACCCGACTTTAAAACGGAAGTACTTGAAGCAGAGGAGGATGACTACCAAATACCCGAAGAATTAAAAACGGATATTGTCCTCGGTGATTTATTTGAGATAGGTGAGCATCGGTTACTTTGTGGGGATTCAACAGATAGCGAACAAGTTGCAAAGCTAATGAATGGACAAAAGGCAGACATGGTGTTTACAGACCCTCCGTATTACTCAAAACAAAATTTAGTTAGAGAGGCAACACCGAAAGCATTAATAAAAGGCTCATTAATGGGTAAGGATAGTATGTTTGCTAAAATATACGATTTTGACCAAGACAAGGTCTTATCTATGCTAAACACATTATACATTTATTCTAAAATAAATACTTACTTCTGTTGCTCCCAAGAGCAGGTTGTTTTTTATTTAAACTATGCGGAAGATTTAGGTTTGAAATATAACATATTGGTATGGAGAAAACCCAACAACGTAATAAATAAAGATAGATTTTCATCAAGCATAGAGTACATAATAAGGATTTACGATACAGAAAATGCAGGGTTAAATAAGATAGCAAAAAATGAATATTACGATAAAGTAAAAGAAATTTCACGTTATATACAAAAAGATGAAAAAGTTCATCATACACAAAAGCCAATAGAATTGGTAACACAATTTGTGGAATTATCATCACTCGAAAATAATCTTTTGTTTGAGCCTTTTACAGGTTCAGGTTCAACAATGGTAGCAGCACACCAACTAAAACGTAAGTGTTATGGCATGGAACTTGACCCTAAATATTGCCAAGTTATAGTGGACAGAATGATGAAACTTGACTCGAATTTGGAGGTCAAAAGGAACGGAGTAAAATATATCAAAACAACGGAATAACAAAGGGATGGCAAAGAAGATAGTACAAGCACATGGTGGCGTTTTATCAATACCTGAAAAGGGTGAAACTAATAACCCAAATGGAAGACCGAGGAAGTACGTTAGCCTCCTGAAGGATGCAGGATATAAATTATCCGAGATAAATGATACTATTCAGACGATGATGGCAATGGACTTGCAAGAGTTAAAAGGCGTTTATGAAAATCCGCAGGCTACGATACTTGAAAAGACAATAGCAAGTGCGATGAGGAAAAGTTTAGAGAAGGGTAGCTTGTACTCATTGGAAACGCTTTTAACAAGGGTGTACGGCAAGCCAAAGGAAACTGCTGAAGTAACTAATGACGGAAAGATTGAAGTGGTATTTGTAAACGGGAAGACTATATTATGAGGATTGAACTGCCTGAACCACATATTAACCAGCTTCCTATCTTGCAATCACCTGCAAGGTTTAGAGTGGTTATGTGTGGTCGCAGATTTGGCAAGAGCGAATTATCACAGATTGAAATAATAACAGAATCACTCAAAGGGCATCAGGTCGCATACATTACGCCAACGTATAACCTTGCAAAGACTTTTTTTGATAAGTTGGCAAAGGCTGTACCTTTCCCGGCAAACAGGTCAGAACTAACCATTAGCCTACCCACAAAGGGCAGTATCCAATTCTTTACAGGTGAGCGGCTTGATAACCTACGGGGTAGGAAATTTCACCTTGTTGTAGTGGATGAGGCTTCTTTTATTCCTAACCTTGAAGACGGCTGGCTAAATTCAATAAGACCAACCTTAACCGATTACATTGGTCGGGCTTTGTTTTTATCTACGCCAAAGGGTAAAAACTATTTTTATAGCCTATTTATGAAAGGCGGTGAGCAGGATTGGGAGGCTTTCAGATTTACGACTTACGACAACCCACACATTAACAAAACAGAAATAGACGATGCAAGAACACAGCTTCCCGAAGCAGTATTTGAACAAGAATACATGGCTAACCCGATGGAGAATGCGGCTAATCCTTTCGGTAGTGCTTTTATTAGCCAATGTACCTACCCGATTAGTACGGCAGCACCTGCGGTTTACGGCATAGATTTAGCCAAATCTACTGACTGGACAGTTATAATCGGGATGGATAGAATGGGTGCAGTTTGCTACTTTGAGCGATTCCAAAACGATTGGCGAACTACAAAGCAGAAGATAAAGCTACTGCCCAAAGCACCCATGTTGATAGATAGTACTGGAGTTGGTGACCCGATAACGGAGGAATTGCAGCACGATGGGATGGAGGTAACAGGCTTTAAGTTCAGCCAAACAAGCAAACAGCAACTAATGGAAGGTCTGCAAGCGGCTATTCACCAACGGAAGATTACGTTTCCTTCCGGGATAATAACGCAGGAATTGGAAATTTTTGAATACCAATACCACAGCACAGGAGTTCGTTATTCTGCACCTTCGGGTTTTACAGATGATGCCGTTATGGCTTTGGCTTTAGCAAATATGCACGTTAATCAATATAGAAACAAAGGTAAATATTCATTTGCATGAAATGGAGTGATGTAACAGTAGGACAATATCAGCAGCTTGCCGAAATAGGTAAAATGGGGTTAAGCGATTTAGAAGCAACACACGAAACGATTGCTATACTTTTTGGGCTAACAATTAATCAGGTGCGGCAACTAAAGCCAACAAAATTGGCAGCATATGTGGAGCAGATAGGTTTTTTGAAAACGGAAATAATCCCAAGGCGCAGAACGATTCTTTATTGCAAGGGTTATTTTGCTGGGGTAGATTATTCGTTTGTTGATTTCCCGACAAGCAAATACATTGAATCAAAATACTTCATGCAGGACTTTGTTAGCAATATTCATAATTTGCTTGCTGTTTATACGCATGAGTTGAAGTATGGGTTGATAAAAAAGAAACCTAAAGTATCGGATTTCGAAAAAGATGCCGAAAGGTTAAAAGCTGCAAACATTGAGGAGGCAATGGGAGTGCTGGTTTTTTTTTATCCAACATTCGACAACTTGATGAAAATTATTCGACCTTATTCGGAATTGAGCAGGAAGACGGAGAAAGTGAACCAGCTGATAGAGAAGGCATTCACCCTTTCCTTGAACAGTACGGGTGGATATACCAAGCACACCTTGTAAGCGAATTTGAACGGGTTTCTTTGGATGATGTATACAAGATGAGTGCTATACACTTCTTAAATGATTTGGCTTACCTAAAGGCTAAAAATGCCCATGAAGACTATTTAAATAAAAAAGCCCGTGGCGCAAAAATCTCTTAGACAATTACAGCAGGAAGCACTTAACGAAGGTTTTCTTGATGACCTCGGCAATGACAAAACTAACTACGCAGATAAAAGAAAAGCACCTGTAACGGAAAGGTTACTGATTGAGGTAGTCGGCAATTTCCTGCTTCAAGTGCAGGAGAATCTAAACAAGGCAAATAAAGTAGATACAGGCACGCTTTCGGAATCAGTTAGCGCAGGCGACTTAATTAGTAATAAAGGTGTTTACTCAATAGAAGCAGGCTACCCACTAAACAGCGAAGCTGCCAATTATGCGCCTTTTGTCAATCAGGGCGTTAAGGGTTTTTTATCCGGTGAGCCTTCAGATAGTCCTTTTAGCTTTAAATCAGCCCGACCAAGATATGACGGGGTTATGGTTGATGCCATGCTGCAATGGGTAAAGCGTAACGGCATAAGTAGCAGGAGCGAAGACCAGCGAACTAATTTAAGCCAACTGCAAACAAGAAGGCAATCTGTGGGCAATGTTGATGTACAACGCCAAACGGCTTACCAAATAGCTACGGCAATAAAAAAACGAGGTCTACCAAAAACAGACTTCTTCACTTCAGCTGTTAGGCAATATTTCGGTGATGAGTTCGTAGCGGCTGTGGGTTCTGCTTTTCTTTCAGATGTTAGGGTATACATAAAGCAGGCGAATCAGCTAATTAATAAAGAGAATCAGTAATTATGGCGATAACAGTAAATAGTACACCTGAAGCATATCCTTCGGCTCATGATGACCTTTGGTTTGTTACGACAAGCACAAACATTGCTCAGGCTAACTTCAAATTTGTTTACGATGTTTATATAAATTCCGTATTGATTGCACGGGTGAAGCAATTCCCTGACCCTGCGACATCCAAAGGCGTTTTTAATGCGGCTGGTATCGTTCGCAGTTATTTATCTTCAGGCTTTAAGCCAAACGCAACAAGCACCCTGTTTTCATATAATGGTGCAGATATTTACGTTTCCTACCAAATACAATACGGGGAAGAGTACGGAGGAACAACGTACACGAACTTAACTAACGCAACATATCAGGCTTACAACTTTTATGCACCTATCTTCCGTGACCCTTCAGCTTCTTATTTTACAAGCAGATTATCTAATTGGCTGACCTTCCGGGATATTACAAAAGTAGAATGTGGTTTCACTGACCCTTTATTTATTTCATGGGCTAATCCTTTCGGGGCAAATATAAACATGACTGCCACAGTTAGGGTGATTAACGAGGCAGGAGGAACAGTAGGCAGCGCATCCACTACCACAACGCAAAGCATAGGTAACTTTCTCCTGCTTGATATTTCACCGGGTGCGATTAACACCCACTTTGGGAGTACGATAATCCCTTCATCTGCATACGGCTACGGGATTAAATTAAACTATGCATCAACAAGCAGCAGCGAAATTATTGTGACTTTGGCGTGCGGTGCGAAGTTTACGCCTTCCATCTTAACCTTTCAGAACAGCTTGGGAGGTTATGAATCATTCGGGTTTAGGCTTGTAAATAAAGAAGTACGGAATTATGAACGACAAGAATATTCTTTGGACAAATACCAATACGTTTCCTCCGCTTTGGCAATGCGCCAGTACGACAGCTTCAAGCGATATAATCCGGGTAGCGTATCATTTTACACCAAACAAGATGTATTATTTCAGTTAAGGTCTTCCATGCTGAATGTTCAGAAT